GGCATTGAATCTTGTACACCCCAGTCGCTGATGCTTTATCTACAGACTGCGAACCAAGCGTTACGGTACTCGCCACTTGGTCTGACATAATTGATTTTTCGGTTAACATTTTTGGTCCTTATGAAATACGAAGCAACGCGGATGTTGCATTGTTAGCTGGCATTTGAATAGTGAATGAGGTGGCACTTGACTTGTTAGACCCAAAGCTCAAAACTGCCACTGACTTGTTAGCTTTACTGCTGTTGTAAATCAACGCACCAAACGCCGTGAAACTTGCTGGGTTCCACACCGCGTTAGCAAATCCAACATACGCCACGCCATCAGACGTGTTGATTGTGATTCCTGTGGCCACTAACCCGCCAGCAGTGTACCCCGTGCCAACAACTTCTTCAGTAGTTGTGTACACGGTTGTGTCAGCGTTAAGCGTGGCATTTGAGGTGTACAAAGCAATCTTAATGACATCGGTCAAAAGATCATGCACGCCCTCAAGAATCTGCGCTTTAAAACTTGTGGTCATGGTCTGTGTAAGCATGCTATTTCACCGGTAACCGTAATTGACCAGAACGATAAGCGTCGCGGCGCAACTTGCCATCGCCCAAGTTCTTCAGTAAGCCCAGTGACTCCGTGTACATCTTCTCGTAGTAAGCGACCATATCCTGCTCGCCTTTCTGGAAGATCACAGCTTCGCGCAGCGCACCGTACAACAACGCCGACTCAAAGTTGTCCCCTACCCATGACGTACCTGCAGTAACAATCGACTCTGGGTAGTAGAAGTAATGGAACTCAACAGAGTACGTTGTGTTTGGTGTTGGGCCAAGAATAATCGTCAGCTCATTCACAGAACTGCTGTTCGGTCCAAAAATAGCGTAGTACTTCGGGATGCCCGTATCTGTAGGCTGCGGGTAAGCTTGGCGAATAAAGTTAACGTCTTTGTTTAACAGGTACTCGTACTCACCAGCGGCGTTGATAACCGCCAACGAAAACACAGACAAGAAGTCACCCGGCAAAGCCAAATACTTGTTATTAGCCGTCAATGACCCAAGTACGTTCTTACGTAGAGACGGTAGGTCAACAGCGTTATAAATACGCTCTTCAGCAAGCTGCACAAAATTGGGTATTTGCGAAACAAACACTGACTCAGTGGTTTCGGTATAGTCCTCAATTGCAGTAACGAGCTGAGCGTAATTCATCTTTAAGCCATCGGTCCACGAGCCATGCGGCCCTTAGTTGCTGCGCCGTTGCCGCGTGTTTCCATACCTGCTGTCTTAACGTCTTGACGCGCAGGATCACCCGTACTTACACGAGGCACGGCAGTTGCGTTTGTCATCTTGTTTGCGGCGATGTTGTTTGGGTCTTGCATGTTTGCACCAATCAACGTCTGCTCTGCAGTAGACGACGCTTTACCAAAACCTTTTAGCGTCGCCCCACTCATTTTGTGAGGTTTAGCGTACGCCGTTGCTGGTAAGTTGTTGATCTTAGCCATTACCGACCCCTTGAACCGATCTTAACGCTACCAAACTGATTGACCAACTTATCGCGATTACGCCCGTCTTTGAGCATGCCTGCGTTAGTTTTGCCGCCTTTGGCCATCTTGTGCATGCGCGACTCATGGCCTTTGACCACTTTGTTAGCCTCAACATCCGCAATCGACTTCACTTGTTTCTTATCCATACTAACCTCCGGTTATCGTAACTGTACCCACAGACCCTGTAGCAATCAAGTCATTAGGCGTTTCATCAAAATCGTACCGCATACCTACAGGGTTCCACCCCCACTGAATCTGCCTGCTACCGCCAGTAGGTGTGCCTGAAGCATTAACGCTAGGACCACCTACATCGGTTAACTGCAACCCAGTCAAACCTGCTGAGTAGTACGTTGTATCTGGTCTTGGGTCTCTAACAGCTTGAGGGTCACTAACCGGATACATACCTAACTGCAACTGCGGCTGATCAGGGTCCCAACACTGTGGACACACCTTTAAATCGTACTTCTTGGTCTTGATAATTTCTTTTTTTAAGTCCGATAACTTAAACCTAAACCCGCAGCGATCACACTGCGAAATTGCAAACTGGCCAGACGAAAATTGATTAGACACACGGCTTCCCCTACGTTATGAACATGCGTCGGGGCACAAAGCGCACTGGTGATTTATCTCGATCTTCGGTAGCAGCAAACTCCCAAGCCTCATCGTACTGCTGTTTCAGTAACTGCGTTCTTTCCATTGCACCGGGGACTTTTAACGAAAGGTAGTACGTAAGCCCCGCAGTCAAGCAAGGCAACATCCTAAACGGAATATCAAAAGTGCTACTGCCGTTGCCAGCATCGTGGATACGGCGCAGTCGCCAGTACACAAAGGTGTAGGTCTGTGAGCCATCAGGTGTTGGCCAAACTACGATTTTGGGGGCATCCACACCCGTCGTCGCGTTTGTGCCATCAGGGCCCGGTGGAGAATACGTAGCACCGGATTGCCGATTGATCCAGACTTGAATCGGGCGGGCTTGCTGTAGTTTGTTTGGTATCGTTGCATAGGTCGAAACCGAAATGCGAGAGATTGTAAGATCAGCCTGATTGTTCTGCTGTCCTGCATTGGTACGAATAACGTGTTCGATTAAGTCCACGGTGTCTACAGGCAAGTCGTATGTGTTTGTGCCCTGCACCATCGTGATCTGCCCTTGCTCGACAGTCCACAAGTTAATCCCACGGTTTGCCCAGTCGGCAAACAAAAGGTTCATCGAACGACGCGCCGTGCGCAAATCATACCCCGTGCGAAGCTCAGAGCCACAACGCTCATAAGCTTCTTCAACAATCTCCGAGAGATCGAGGTTAAATGAAGTTGCGCTTGATACAGTCATTATCTAAACCCTGACGTTTTTTTAGCAATGCTTTTTGGTTGGGCTACAAACTGTTTGCCTGCTGCCTTACCTTTACGCTTTGCTTTAGTTGTGGCTGCGTACTCCGCAGGGCTAAGAGACTCAATAGCTTTCTTGGGCAAATACCGCTCACCGGTCTTAGACGATTTCTTGCCTGACTTGGTTGTCCATTTCTGTTCACCCCAATCTTTCAAGGATTTTTGCGGTTTTGCAAGGCTACTCATTTATACCCACCACCTGCTGCTTTGTACTTCTTAGCCACTAACTGCGCTTTACGCGCCGACCATTGACCTGCGCCTGTGCCGTGAGTTGCTGCGGCTTTTACTTGCGACACAATCTTCTTGCGTACTTCAGGTTTTGTGTAATTGCCAGCAGCGTTGACTTTACCGCCTTTCTTAATGCCGGGCACCGGCGAGCCTACTGCCGGGGTGTTTACGCTAGCTCTAGGGCGTTTGCTTGGTAGCATTGGCCCCATGCCTCGGCTGGCTCTCATACCAACCCCTTAGCAAACTTTGCCGCGAGTCTTGCCTTTTTGGGCAATACCGTCAATTGCGCCGCCCTTAGCAAACTTAGGCATTCCGCCTTTTTTAGCCGCAAAAGCAGGCATTTTCTTGCCGTCTTTCATGACCATAGGCATGCCGCCTTTTTTCATGGGCATACCCATCTCAGCTTTTTCGTGTTTGACCATAGACGCTGGAGCACCTTTCTTTTTCATGAAAGAAAGTTCTTTTCCCATCATTGCTTTGGACTCTTTCATAGCACCACCCTTTTTAAAAAGATTCATCGAACCGTGATCAGTTTTTGGTTTGTTAACACCCTGCAAATCTGGCCTGCTTTTTGACATTTTGACTTTGTCGGCCTCAGCAAAATCTTGTCCTACGGACTGCGGCACATCAGCTTTCTTTGCAAACTTAGGGTTGTTTGCTACAGCTTGCATAAAACGCGCTTGTTTGTCCGATACGCTTGGCATTAACATTTCCACCGTTTAAGACTTGCCGCCTTGCGTGTTGGTCTGCCTTTCTCGTCTTTCATCGGACCGGGCATCCCTGACATACGAGCGCAAAATGATTTTTTACGGGGACCACCTTCGGGCTGTGGAGCCTTTAGGTTTGACCCAGTTGCTGCGTTGTATTTAGCGCGACCTTTGGCAGTTAAACCCGCCCCCTGTTTGACCGGCAGTTTTTCACCGCGACCAACAGCAAGAGATGGGTTTTTCTTAGCCATAATAAATATTCGCAGACGTAATGTTAGACATAATCATGTAGATACCATTTCGCACAACAATGCCTTCACCCGGAATCAGCGCAAAGTTACCAAACAAATCACCTGCGCCGACATCATATGAACACAGCCAAAGCGTTGAATACGCCATAGCCGTACTTGATGCAATCGTGCCTGAGTTGATGTCGGTAATGGTAAACGTGTTTGCGCCTGTTCTAGTAATGGGATAGTTACCATTTGTTGCGGAAGAACCGGATGCGGTGGCAAAAGCAAAGCCGCGCACATCGCCCGTCACTAGCCCGTGAGCAGTGCTAGTCACCGTAACCGTTGTACCCGAACGAGCATAAGTTGCCGTTGTAACAGGCGCAACAGTGGTGTCAAAAATATCAAGCGTACCCGCAGTAGCAGAGCCAACAATAGACAACGCTTTAAGTCGGGTGCGACCTAATAGCGCAAAACCAGTGTTGTTTAGATGCCCTGCTTTAACGTCTGTTTGCATCATAATTGATCTCCTAAATCAAAGAATGGGGCCGAAGCCCCGCGATCAATTAGTCAACGTTGCCGTATGGATACACGGTCTTACTGCCAAGGTTTAAGTCTTCTTGGATGTAGTTCAGGTCAATCATGAACTTACCTGCAGTCAACGCTGAAAGACCAGTACCGACGATGGCCAAGGTAAACACAACCTGTGACATGCTCGGCTGCCCTGCAGTGCCTGTGATATCAACAGGCGTTGCAACCATGTTGCCAAGGTTAGCAGCAGAGTAAGTTGTGGTTTGACGCCCGGCTGTACCAACAGTCGTTGTGCCCAAAGTGATTGTGGCGTAGTTGGGTGAGCTAGTCACAAAACCGTTTGAGGCTAAGATTGAGACAGCCGTAAGCGTTGTGCTAGTCAGTGACAAAGCTGTGATGTAATCCACAGTAATACCCGTAATCTGCGAACCCGTAGGAACATACATTACTACGCCGCGATAGATGGCCGTAGAAGCGTCTGCTGTAGGAGTGGTTACCGCTGGGGGGTTGACTGAGGTCGAAGGCGTGTACACGACTGCGTTGACGTTACCGTTAACGACGTTGCCATTAACAAACTGGGTAGACGCACCAGCGTAGCCTGCAGTACCGTTGCCGCCAGTAGCAGCAAAATCAATCAGTGCATTTTGTGAAAGGCGGGCATAACCTACGTTGCGTAGGGGGCCAAAACGGCTGTCGCCAGACAGAATAGGACCTTCAAAGGTAGCGCGTGCCATAGTAATTCCTTATGCAAAAGAACCTTACCAATCGTTGCATCGTCTGCTGGGGCAGTGCGGTAAGGTTAATACCCAGATGTGCTATTTATACGCTTTATTTTGTTACGACGCAAGAGTTTTTACAATAAAAAACCCCACCTTGTGGGTGGGGCTAAACCGAGGGAGGTTTAATTAGAACGAACCTGCCGAACCCCAGACAGCGAGGGGATCAGACCAGCCGAACGAGTAACGCTCGCGGGCTTTGTAACGGACGTTACCGGTATCAAAGTCACCATCCATTTTTGTTTCCATAGGCATACGCTCAAAATGCTTCAAGCCGTTTGGAACGTCGGTTAACAAGAACCAAGCGTTTGTGTCGGTCAAGAAGTGGTTTACAGAGTAGCCTTCAGGCACAGAACCGTTGTTAACGATTGCGCTGATATCGTTGTTGTTAGTACCAACACGGAGGTTAGTGTCTAACAGACGAGTAGCAACGAACATTAACGCTGGGGGGATGATCAGCTTGCGGCCTTTAGCAGCAATCAGCAGACCGCGCTCATCAGTCCATGCAGCGATTTGGATAAGCGCGCTTTCCAGCGACGTTTCGTTCAAATCAACAGGGGTAGATGCGACGTTGCTGTTGGTGCCGCCAGACACGAGCGGGTGTGATGCGCTAAACAGAGGTACGCCATCGCCGCCGTAGTACTGGGCTGAGTTGGTGAAACCGTTGTTCAACACCGAAGCAGCTTTAACTTGCTTGGTGTACGACATCGCGCGAGCCAGAGCTTTGGTGTAACGAGCAGACAAGCTGTCGTACAAGTTATCTTCAATCGCTTCTTCAGTGATCGAGAAACCCAAGGCAATGGTTTCGTGTGAGTAGCGAGCTGTGAAAGCTTCTTGTGCGTTATCGTAAGCGATTTGCGCACCTTCAGACTTCACAGGAGCTGCGGAGAAACCAGACAACTTGGTCTCTTCCTCGAACGAACGCTCTGATTTCTCAGTCTCGTACAGTTCTTTATGCTCTTCGCCGTAGCGTTTGTACTCAAGGCCAAACAAGGCGTTGAGGCCGGGGAGTAGCTCTTTAAGGAGCTGCGAACGTGAAATAGCCATTTGTTAGCTCCTGTATTAAGCGGTTGTACCGGCAGACTGGTAGTACGAGTGCACGCCGAAGTTCAGCTTGACGATGCAATCGGTGTACGCGTCACCGGGGTTAGATGGGAAGTTGCCGCCAAATGAAGAGTTGGCGTTAACCAAATCAACAATTTTGCAGGCCAAGGCGCTAGTGTTAGCAACAGTGGCTGACATGGCAATAACCGAGTTACCGCTTGTGGTGTTAACCGTTGTAGAACCTGTGCCACCAGTAAAGTTGGCCAGAGCAACAGTCTTACCGATAGAAGCAACGGTAATCGAGCCCAACGACTGCACTTGGAACAGTGCATCTGGATCATCCATCACGCGAACGTAGATGTTTGTATAACCAGCAGTGACTGCGTTAGCAGGCAAATACTGAGCATACAGAGGATAACCGAGTTGTTGGCCGGGCAACTGATAACGCACACCAACACAAACGCCGACGAGTCCGACAGACGAAGTGGTAGGAGTAGCGGTTACAACAGTTGGTTGGCCAGCAACGGCAGCACCAATTTGAACCAAGTCACCAAAGCCGATAGGCGCAGTGTTGTTTGTGGTCAGCAGAATTTCACGGATTACTCCTCCGTTAAACGCCTGACCGCCGATTAAGTTAATCGGCTTTAGCCCGTAGGGGCTGGATACTGTAGACATTTAAGTCCTCCGATTTGGGTTATTTAGAACCGTTACCAAACCCTGTACTCCCTCGTGTCACAGAGCTCTTACGCTCTGGGGCCAACAATGGCATACGGGCATCATTGTTACGCAAAAAGTGGTTGTCCACCGAGTCCATCTGGTTCTGCGCAGCGCGGGCATAATACTCTTGGCGTCCTACTACCATCTCTTCCGGTGCCTTACACAAGATAAGCCCACCGACTTCAACGTTGCCATCTTTATTGCCAGCAATTTGCAATTCTGGATGATCTACAGCTTTAACCGGCACCCAACCTTCACGAAACTTTTGAGACATGTTCGTCGGATTTTCATTACCCAAAACTGTTGCAGCGCAGTAATGGAATTTATATCCGGGTTCGGGCGTTGGATCAGGAAGCGCGCTTACGGGTGTGTACACGTAACGGGTAGGATTTTTTTCACGAGTATCCAATTCTCTCGAAGTGCGTGGGTTAACCATTGTTGGCCTCCAGTTTTAAAAACTCTTTAGCATAGTCTGCATGTGAAACACCAAGACGATCAGCGATAGCTGCGGCAGTGGTGCTTAGCTTTACATTCTTCTTAGCCCCCGTCGAGCGAGAAGCCGAAGCGACTACAGTAGCGGGTCTTCGAGCTGGTTCAGCCCTTGTGGTTTTGTCGTTTCCTTGAAAAACTTCAGGAAAGACACTACGCATGCGAGAGTCGACTCTCTCGAAATATTCGTCTGAGCGAGGGTCGTAACCCGTCGTAACTAGCTTTTGGTGCAGCCCTAATGCAAAGGCTGTAAGTTCTTCGTACCCCGGGCTCCCGAACCACTGGTTTTTGGCTTGCCAGCGCAAGGTCTTATCGTCGAGTTGCGGTCTTGGTACTTCTTGTTGACGTTGTACTACTTCTGGTTCTACTTGTAAAGGGGTCGGACGAAAATTTCTTGCGGCTTCGAGTCGCATTTTTGCATCAGTCAAATCTTCTTGAGCTTGAAGCATGGCGTCGGAGTCATAAGACTCTTGTGCTTCTTTGTACTTACGCCGTGCCATTTCAAGCTCACCCTCGGCTTTGGCTTTCAACGTCTCAACATGAGTCTGAGTGCCATCGTTGATGTACTGCACATAACGGCGGCGCTCTTCCATCAACTGCTGCGCAACGCGCTCAAGCTCGGCCTTCTCGCGCGAAAGCTTTTCTTTCTCTCGGCGCTCGTCATGGCGCGCATGTGTGAGCTCTTTAATGCGAGCTTTTACTTTGCTGCCGTACGATTCAAGTTCTTCGTCGGTAGGCTCAGCAACTTCGCGTTCTAGCGGTTTAGCAAACCTGTCACGCTCGGGGGTATCGTCTTCGATATCGACTTCGATATCGCCTTCGCCGTCAACGCTGACATTTACGTCATTGTCTTCGGGTTTACCCGTACTTTCAATTTCATCTGGGAACTTATAGGCTTCTGGCATGTGCAACTCCTGTTAAACGCGCGAGATTCCGCGAGGGTCTTCGACTGTGGCTTCGACTTGATCGTCGTAGATAATCCGAAATTCTTTACCATGAATCATGATGCGCGTGCCCGTGTAGGGGCGCGTGATAATGAACTCACCTTCCTCGCACCAGTGAACTCCGTCTGGAAATTTACTGAGGTCGGAGTAGCACAGAGGCCCTTTCTGCAGCACAAACAAGACCGGTGAAGTCAGTTCTTCGTTCTTCTTGGTCATGCCTGCCTTAGCAAGGCCGCTCTCGTACTCGTTATCGGCAGTCACCAAAGCACACAGAATCCTCCAACCTTTTGCTTTTGGAAGTTGCGTGGCTTTTTGTTCTGCTTCCTCGTACTCTTTATCTACTGGTGCTACTGACTGTGCTACGCCGGGGGGCAGAATTAAGCCCTTTTCCGGTAAGGCGATGGTTTCACTCATCGTGATCTTCCTTTAGATACTCAGCGAGGTCTAACAAGTGGCGCTCTGCAAAGGCTAGACCCCGAATCACCCCGCAAAGCTCTTTGTACGTAGCAAAGTCTGTGCACTGACCATTTGCCAAATCGTCAGTGTAATTATTCATGTCGTCGCGAATCTTCTTGCGCATTGCGTCGACAAAATCCATAACTAGTAAATCCATTATTTATTCCCTTTAGGTGGTTTATTCTTCTGTGATTCTAAGACTGCACGTTTGTGCGCAATGTCGCTGCCGATTCTTAGACCATCAAGCTGGTTCTTAGCATCAAGCTGTAACCTAGTCTTGGCTGAGTCAGCCCCAATGCGCGTGCCCTCAAGCTGGCTCTTGTTCTGAATCTCGGTTTCTTTGAGACGCAACTCGTCTGCTTTAGCCGCTGCATCAACCGACAGTTTCTGTTTCTTGAGGTCAAGCTCACCTTGTTTAATCTGCAGCTCTTGCATCTGCATTTGCAAGACTGGGTCTTGTGCGTTCTGCTGAGCTTGTTGCTGAGCCTGCAGTGCCTGACTCTGTGCCAAGACCTGCGGTGCCGCTTCTGCCATCAGGCGGCTGATCTCTTTCTCCATCTGCGGTGGCAACTCGTCTTCTGGGTTAGGCAACGACACGCCCAACGCCTGCTCGATCTTCTGGCGGTATGCAAAGCCAACGTGCTCGGCGATGTGCGCTTGCATCGCACCCATGATCATCTGTGCCTGTGGGTTCTGACCAACAAGTTGTTGAACAGTCGGGTCTTGCATTGCCGCCATATGCACTTTAATGTGTGACTCGTGATCTTGGTACAGGAACGCTTTGACCGGCTTACCCATCAGCGTGTTCATGTTCTCCGTCACTGGGTCTGTCGGTTTCTGATCTTCTTCCAACGGCACAAGTTTATCTGCGTGTTTGATACCCAACACGTCAAGCATCTGCCTGTGCAACATCGGCAAGTTGTATATCTGGGGTGCGCTTGCTGCCAACTGAATAACAGCTTGATACTGCACAACACGTTGTGACATAGTTGCAGCGTTAGGATCACTGACTGGCACAATCTCTACGTTATGGTAGTCGTCCTGCTTGATGTTGCGACTGCCATCGTCGGGCTCATAGTCGTAGCTCTCTGGCGTGTAGTCGCGGATGATGCCAGCCAACAACTGCAGCTCTTGCTTGAACGCGTAGTGCACGCGCGCCTGAACGGCGGACATAACCTTGAGGGTGCGTTCGAGAATAGCCAACGTGCTACCAACCGGTGCTTGGTTGGACATGTCGCTGATCTTTAAGTCAGCGGTTGCCGCGAATCTGCGCCCTTCATCGACGATCTTGTCCATCAGCGCAGCCAGCACAGCCGACGGTTCTTTGTAGGGCAGGGGCAAGATGTTGTCGCGGATGTTGCCCGAACCCAAGTCTACGTCTCGGAACTCGCCCGGCGCAATGGGGGTATCGTCACCCTTGATGCGCAAACCTCGAGCTTTTAAGCCACCCGGCAAATTACTGAGGGTACCTGCGTCGACCAACTGTCGCATGATGCTGGTGGCTGACTTAGCGAACCCACCGATTAGGTGAAATAGCCCGAAGCCATACGCGCCGTAGCCGGGGATGTACTGGTAGTGCACGAAGTGGTCGCGCTTGAGCTGGAGGTCGTCTTCTTCCTTCCAATTACGCCGGATGGCCAGCACGTCGTTCGTGCCGCGAATCATTGTCACCACGTACGGAAGTGCGATGCCTGTTGGCCCGTCGTCATCAGCGTCTTCAAACCCCGGCAAATCTAAGTCGGCGTGTACCTCATAGAGCTCAAACCTGTCGTCGTAGCTTGCGGAGAACCCAGTCTCTTTGTCTTTCTTGTCTTGAATGTCCGACAGATACTTAGCCGGTTCACCTAACTCCACCTCTCGGTAGAACCCGGCGTGCATGAGCTTAACCAAGTCATTCTTGCTCTTACGCATGCGGTGCGTAATACGGTAACTTGTTTTCAGGTCACTCGTGCCGTATGGCAGGATAACGTCTTCTGCTGGGACAAATATGGAAACTTGGCGCTCAAGGCTCGGGTCGTAGTACACCTTCTTAAAAGCTGAACCCGCGCTTGGCAGGTTCCACAGCATCTTCTCGTGCTCGAGCCGAAACTCGGGCATCTTCTCAGTCAACTGCCAGTTCATATCCTCTTCGATGCGCGCGGCCGCCTCTTTCTTCTCGGGCGTTTCTTTACCGACGATGTTAGTGCGCACCGGCCCCTTAGCAGGGAATGTCTCCATGATGGTCTCGGACTGGAAGCGCACCACGGCTTCGGTAATCATTGGGTGGAACACGCCGCACGCGCCGTCCCACGGCTCGGTTCTTTCCTCAAACTTCAAGCCCAGCAACGTAATACCGTCCTTGTACATCTTCTCCCAGTCCTTGCGCGAGGACAGGTCATTCTCGATGTCACCCGCTAAGTCACTGGCCAACGACAAAATGTCGCCTTCATCCAACACATCAGCTAAGTTAACGTTGAACTCATTGTCAACCTCACCCGGCTCAATCTCGATCTCAGTCTCGCCTGATCTAATAGTTACCGACTCAGGGTCTTCAATCTCAATTTCAAGATCGGGTTCTTCTGCAAGTGCTGACAGCCCCACGGGCGCTTGATACAACGACTTTTCAATCGACATAATTTATCCTTAATAGTACGCAGCTCTGCGCGCCCTAAAATGTTTATCTTCTCGCTCATCGCTATCCAAGCTGATGAACCCGCCCTGCCGGTATCGTAACAGCGCTTGTGACACCGTATCAACATAATCGTCATGCTCGCCCACGGGGAACGCTGCCACCTCTTCGATGACCTCGCGCGCCCAGCGTTTGTCGGGAGCCCAGACTTTACCGGACGCAAACAAGTCTGACACCGCGTTTAACCTGACGTGCTTATCATTACCCCGACTCGGGCTGAACTCCTGTACGGGGATGCCCATGCGCCGAAGCTCTTGTATGAGTGGCGCGCCCGCTGCCTTTTTCTCAACGATGAACGCATCTGGCGACCACTCCTTGTAGTGCTTGAGTGCGGTGGCCTTGAGCTCGGGGAACGCCATCCTGTCCTTGAACGCATCCAGCAATATCAAGTTAGGGCTACCCCCGTCGTCCTCGTTGTACCAGACACCCCACGTTGTACACGCGCTGTAGTCGGCCGTGTTAGTAACTTCAAACGCCGTGTCCCAGCTCTGTATGATGTACTCACAAGTGGGTGGGTCTTCGTCCTCCCAGATACGCCAGCTCTTACGGCTAATCACCGCGCTCGTGTCTGAGGTCGGCTGCTGCATATACTGCGCGTTCCAGAACCTCGGGTCCAACTGCATCTTCTTGGCGCGCAACTGATCGAGCGGCCACTGCTCTGGCCAGAGACTCTTCTCGTCCTCGGTGTCCTCGTTCAGGATGGCTGGCAGCTCCACCAGCTCCCAGTGGTCGGCGTCTGGGTTGCGCACCTGAAAGTCGAGCAGCCTGCCGGTCAAGTCCAACAGACTCCAGCGCGTCATAATTATGATGATGGCCCCGTTGGGCATCAGTCGCTGCAGCGGCCCAGTCTGAAACCAACTCCACGCCGTATCGAACGACAGTCGGCTGTTAGCCTTCATGTCCTGCTCAGAGTGCGGGTCATCAATTACGAAGAGGTCTGCGCCACGACCAGCAAGAGCGCCACCCACACCAACAGCGTAGTACTGACCACCAGCACCAGTAGACCACTTACCAGCCGCTTTTTGATCGTCGGCGACCACGGTATCTTTAAACACCTCGGCATATTCTTCGCTCTCTAACAGGTTGCGGACTCTACGACCAAAGTCTTCTGACAAACTGGCGGTGTGCGTTGCCATAATGATCTTCTTCTCGGGGTAGCGTCCCAAGAAATACGCTGGAAACAGGTAGGAGCTAAACTCAGACTTACCCATACGTGGCGCGATGTTGATAATCACGCGTTTTTTCTTGCCGTCCACCACATCTTGGAAGATTTTGGCTAGTTTTCTGTGGTGCGGGCCTACCTTAAACCCCGGATACACACGTTTAGCAAACTCAATGGGGTCAGTCTGCGCCTTATTTAGCCCAAACCGGCGGTCTTGCTCCTCAAGCTCTGCTAAAAACGCAATCTTTTCTACCCGACTCATGTGTTTGAGGGCCAACTGTGCAGCTAGCGCCTCTTGTGGGGTCAGAAAGTCGAGGTTCATGCCGGTTATTCTGGTTGGGGTTCTAGAACTTCGGCATCCACGATGTCAACCTTGCCCATATATCGGCTAAGCTTGTCTTTAATTTTGCTAGCAAGTTCTTCATCCGTCATCTCCGTTTTCTTAACCTCGACCCTGTCAGTAAACAAGGCCACTTCGGTTACTTTACCCAACATCTCTAGCGCCTTGAGCCGCACCTTAGCGTCGGGGTGCTCAGTTTCTTGCACAATCTTGGTTAGTGCCATGCTGCGTAGGCTCTCAGCCTGCTCGATAAACTTCCACTGATACGCACTTACCATTGCAATGGTCGCGCGAATCTCTTCGGGCACCTGCATGTTCAATAGTTGGTTCTTGGTATCGGGCGAGCTCGTCGTCAGCGCAGCAAATGCGTTAACTGCTTTGTTCTCTTGAGACTTTGTGATGATCTCGTCATCGTTGCCGGTGACTTCACGGAGCCAGTCGGCTGTATTGCTCTGCGCGTTGAGTGTTTGCGCGGCGTTAAGTTTTTCTAAGGGCGTAAAGCTAGGCACACCGGGTTCAATCTCCGGTATATAGTCTGCGGCATTTGCGCTAACCAAGTGATCTAACAGCACTTTTTCCCTTTTCATAAGCGCCGGGCTGGCGTATTCGTGTGGAGTATATCTTGTTTTTTTATTTTTTGATACACTGGGGGCGTTGCTTACTCCTTAGTGACAATTTCCTTGGTGGGAAATTCTTGGCCCTCGTACTCACGTCGTGAGACTTACGTCCGGGGGCTTTTTTTGTCTGGATCTGTCAAATGTTTGACAAAAGTCAGTTGGATTTTTTACAAAATTTGACAAAAATATACAGCGTGGTTGGGGAATAGTGTTCTCCAAGTTGGGGGGTGCTGCACCCTATAAGCCTTGGTGGGGGGTGGGTGGGGTTCTCTATTTGCCATATAGCTACAGCAGCCTGTTGCTGAGAATCGAACTATCGAGTTTTAAATAACCCCAAATGTTATAATAGTTCTAATGGTTGGGATTACAGCCATTGCGTTGCCGAGCCGCTCGCTTGGTGTTTGAGTTCGCGACATCGTGTCGCGAACTGTTTAGGAGTAGTTGATATGAACGCTATTGAGAAGAAAGTCCTCGTCACATTCGTTACGTTGTTGAATGCTTACGAGTCGTTTGGTGAATCGGTTCAAGCTCTGATGAAGAGTACGAAGCACATCAGCGCAGAGCTGCATGAAGCGTTGGCGAGTGAGGTCGCTACGAAGTACGAGTGCGAGTTCGAGTGGGGTACGAAAGGCGGTTACGTCTTCAAGCACGAAGACGGCTCACGTCACGTTGCAGCAGGGCAGTTTTGGTACAGGAACGTAGGTGCGTTTATCAAGGCACCGAAGAAAGCTAGCAGTTCACAGGTAGACGTGTTGGCACGCAGAGCTCGCTCGATTGTGCGCGACATCAGTACGAAGCGTGAGTTAGACAAACTCATTGCTGCAATGCAGGCTGCGTACGCTGCGAAGTAATTCTCAGCAACAAGTTTGTGTATCTCGATGCGTGGGCGCAGCTTTGCCGCTGTTCCCTCGCGTTGTCTATTTTCGTTTCATTCTCGTTTCAACTTCGCGACATCATGTCGCCAACTCTAGGAATCATCATGCGTAAAACCGCTATTCGCAAGCCCTCACTCATCATCTCGATAGTCGCCTACTGGCTGAAAGACGGTGAACACACAACCTTCACCAAGCTGTGCTCGATGCACCAAGGTCACCCTGCACACATGAACATCTACGAAGACGTCTTCTTTAACTTCATGAAGTCCGACCTCAAAGACTGCCATACCAAGACTACCATCTTCCCCGATCAGGGGTTCGGCGTGCTCGCCTACGAAGTGGTCGGGGAGCGCACAGCATGAGCGAACTCGTACACATCTTTCTCGCAGCCGCTTGCTTCTGCGTTGCCATGTTCTTCTTCATTCTAGCCTTCGCTGTCCCTGCGTGGGGCGAACTCTCGATGCTCGCGTTCATGGGGTTCTTCATTCTAGCTATGCGCTAGTACAAACTCGGTCATCACTCAGACTTCGCGACATCATGTCGCTAACTATTTACCCACCAACCACTAGGAGTTTCACCATGAAAGCAGCATCAGCAGCAGACGTTTCAGCAGTTCAATTCTTTGCCACTAACTTCTTCTTCACCGACTGGGCGCGTCCTCAAATCAAAAACGTAGGGGCGTACTTTGTCATCTACCTAGACGGACGCCAACCTACCGTTCACGCCACCTACACCAAGGCACTACGCGCCCTCAAGCGTGAACCCAAGGCACAAGGCATCGTACCCAAGGCAGACGCTGTGCACTACATAGCCGAGATACTTTGAGTTCTCACAAACTTGTTTTGGTATCTTTTACCCCTCGGACGTTCGTCCAATATGAAAACGTCTGCGCGGGGGTATGGGCGGGCTCAAGACCCGCATGGTTATTAGCGTTGTCCCGCCGTCCGTAGAAAACGTCTATATATATATCTATATAATTCTAAAGAAATATATATGTGTATTTTTATTGGACGGACTTGTCCGTTGCCTTCAACTTTAATTGGCTGTGTATACTCTAAAAGCTGTGGACGTTCAAGACTCTACCCTTCTACACCCAATGTTTATGCGGGTTCACAGCACGCCCATTACCCCGCCAAATCAGTAAAATAGTTGGACGTAAAGACGGATGTAGTGCTAAGCTAATAACCATGCGGGTTTCAAGCCCGTCAATTTTTAAGGAGTACTAATGTCAGACACACAACATGGGCTATGTCCTAAGTGCAAAGAAGTTAAGCCCTTGAAATCATTCAAGAAGTTAGCCACGCCCTCTCAGATGCGAGCGTGGGGCAAGGAGGGCAACGTCCGAATGACTCTCACGATGACGCACTGCAAGGAGTGCAGACCCAAGCCACGCCCACTATCCAAGCTATCCCCCGCAGAAATCAAACAGCGCATCGCATCAGGTGAAACCATCTACAAAGACCCCGCCAAGGGGGAGAAGATACTAGCCAATCGCATTGAGAGGAGTAAAGCGGCGATGGTGCGCTCAGGCAAAGAGCACCAGTACAACAAGAAGCGCGCACGCTGGGTGAATATGCGGTTGGAGGTAGCCACCTTGCACAGACTATTCGATCTACGCTTACGCAACATCAAGAACAGGTTCCCTGTCACGCGACTCGGTCATCACTCACCGCCCACGGACTTCGCGACATCATGTCGCCAACTTATTGCCTACACCCAAGCCTGTGTCGATGCACTCACCCGTATCAAGGACTTGCTCAAGTCCAAAGATTTACAACTAACCCCACCGCCACCATCGTGGCAACACTTACTTAACGAGGAGGAAGCTACCACTATCCAATCACTGTGGGACGTATTGCCAAAGAACGGGCTCAGAGAGTCCGCACGACTAAACATAGCTAAGGAGTAGCAACATGAAAGGCTTATTCAAGTCAGAAATCGCAGGGTTCATCTATGTCGCCATCATCATCGTGGTGATGGTGCTGTGGTTCGTTGAGGTACTAATCGAGGAGTTGCAATGAAGACGCTAGAAGATCGTATGAAGGGCGTGTGCCTAGACTGCCAAGCTGAGTTCGCGTGGGCTAGGTTCATGCAGGGTAATAAGTTGTGCGTGCTGTGTGAGAAAAAGGTGTTGGCACGCCTCAAGAAACCAACGCTGCCGGAGTGGCTCGAACACGCACAGAAGTTTAATCAACCAAGGAACAACATGAAAGCACAAGCCAAGATCAACGGGTGGTCTGTCTTAAACACAGGCGATGGTATCGCAGCTCAACCTCTAAGCGGCAGCGCGTTGGAGGTGTGCCTGTCTATTGACGGTGATGGGGAGTTAGTGATCAACGTGTATCAAGGGGGCGTAGATGAGCCTGTGTTCGTAGCCAACGTAAGGGAGTCAACATGAAAGTACGACATCTCAAGAACCGCAATAACTTCAGCACCCTAGACAAACGCTGTCGTGACTTTATGTGGGGCTGCCCAACGTGTAACGAGTGGCGGTTCTTTGACGAGAAGCATCGCTTCGCTCGCAGCTATCAGGAGGTGACCATGTGGGCTGATGCCCGAGAAACAGAAGAGGCACAGTTCGCCTCGTATAAGAACCCACCAGTAAGGAGTGCAGCATGAGTGTCGAGAAAAGATTAAAGCGCAAGACTACGGTTAAGCGTGGCGGTGGTGTGTGGGGTAGGTTGTTCAAATATTTATATAGATAAGGAGTAGTGACATGGACGATTTTGAAAAGTGTGAGTTGGCGTTCGACATACTGGAGTACGCCGAGGTAGTAGAACCAGACGGTGATAAGGTAGTGCTCAAGGTTGACAAAGATATGTGGAAC